AAACCGTATTCTTCTGTAATTTTTTCAAAATCACTAACAACTTGACTTGGAAAATAACCGCCTTTGTAACTTGTGTAAGCCATATTTATTTTATTAATTTAGATGAAACACCATGATTATTGTATCTCTTGATGTTTATGTTTACTTTTTCTTTTTTTACTTTTGCATTTGGTGCATATAAATGTCTATTACATGCCATGATCGCTAAACCAGAACTTATTGTTGCATCAAACTTTGTTCTTTTATTTATATCAAATTTAGCCCAATCATTTAAAGTTTTGTTAAAATATATATCACCATAAGTATTATCTTGTTTTAAACCAACATAATTTTGTATATACATTTCAATTGCCGCAGCGTGTGCTTGTTTAATATCTTCACTAGAGTTTGGTATACCACCAATTTCCTTTTCAGTTGTTGATAGTTTATTCCATACTTTATCTGGTCTATTCATTGAATAACCACGATAACCACGTCTTCTTAAATAATATAATAAACGCGGTTTATTATTTTCTGCTAATAATGGCATACCATAAAATACTAATGCCATTAACATATCTTCAAAAAATATTTCTGAAGTAGCTGGTCTTGCAATATATTCTAAGAAAAACATACTTGGTGGTGTGTTTTCCATAGAAAATTTGGTTAAACCATGTAATGAACCTTTAGATCCTTGACCATCTACAGTACCTGATATATCATAACTATCACAACCAAAAGCACCCATGTGCTCATTACCAGGATGTTTTATTCCATTTTTAATAATAATATTATTTTGTAAATGTGGATCTGGTGTCCAACTAATATTAAATCTACCTTTTGGATCTGGATAAAATATTACTTTACTATCTTTCACGCCATTAACCCATTGAAAATTTCCTTTTGAAATACCAGGGTTATTTACATCATCGTTAAAATCTATTTGTTCATAAATCTTAGCTAGATTAAATATACTATTTTGTGTTTCGTCCCTAAATGCATGTTCTTCAGTTCTTGGAAACTGACGATAAAATTCATTTAAAGCATCTTGATCTTTTTTTAATCCTTCAACTTCATTTTCCCAATGATCAATAACTCCAATATCAATATAATCACCATGCATATCCTGCACGGGATTTTCAGGTGTATTGAATAATGGTATACCATATCGATCCATAAACCCTTCGTAGTTCCACTCCATTGGTATAAACAAACTATATAATCCAGATTTAGTTTGTCCGTTTTTATTTCTTTTTGTTACATTAGAATCTCTATATAATTTTTTAAAATTATCACCACCTTTATCTAATGAATTTGACGTTGAACCCATCATACACTTACCAATAATTCTACTACCTAATCGTAAACATGTTTTTGTTACTCTCCAGTTATTTAGTATATTATCAGGTCTATCCCATTTACCACTCTCATCGTGTACTAATAGATTAAGTTTCTCTCCATCATAGCTATTATCACCAGT